TTAGCATTAGACTCTCTAGCCATTTATTTTCTCTTTCCCTTAACAAGTCCTTCGCCTATGGCTGCTAATCTGCAAAGACCATTTGGTTCTGCTTGCTGTACAATGATGTGGCATCCTTTCATTTCAGGACACCAAAAAGCGCAATTAGAACACTTTACACCTATTTTAGCATTTTCATTCTTTGATGCTGGCACATACCCAACCCAAATACCATTATCATCGTTATCAGCTAGTTTACCATACTCTTCAACTATTTCAAACATTGATTCAACATACTTAGATTCTGCTGGAGCAAGTTTGATAATAGGATTAGTTACACCTTCAGGCAGTTCTTCTTCTTCGCCTTCTTCTTTTTCGTACTCTTCTCCATTACCGTTACCAAACTTGATAGCAATTTCAAATGCTTGGCCTAATGGTGAATCTTTTTCTTTCATTAGCAGTCCCACTTTCTTAGAGCCAAAGCTTTACGAGTTGGCCTTCCCTTAGAATCTTTCATTGGACCAGGCATTCCGCCCATACGCGCACAGAATGACTTTCTTCTTGCTGCAGCTTTTGGTGACTTTTTAGCCTGCTTAGCAGACACTGGTGGCTTTAGATTCATGCCCTGGGCTTTTGCTGATGCACGACCCTTAGCATTCAATCCACCTGAAGGGTTCTTTCCTTCTTTACGCTGCCATGCAGGAGTCTTAGCCATTATTTACCTTTTGCTGCTCTCATGTTGTCAATTAAATTTGGATATGGTCTACCAGCTTTTTTAGCTGCAGCTTTTGCTTTAGCTTTTTGTGCTGGTGTCAACTTCTTTGGTTTACCCAAAGACTTTGGACGAGCCTTCTCCCATACTGGCTTACTTTTTTTTGCGGCCATTTTTCTTCTTCTTTCTAGGAATGTAATTCTTAGTTGTTGTAGAAGGAACCGATGGATACTTTGGATTAGCGGCCACCACGACCCTTATAACCACGCTGTTCCATCATTTCATAGGCTTCCATCTTCTTCATGCTTGGAGCCTTTGACTTCTTAGCAACTTTCTTAGCAACTTTTTTAGCTGGTTTCTTTTTCATATTATGTCTTCTTTCTTAGTTTAAATTTTAATTATTTAGCGCTTGCGTACATTCCGACTTGAATCGTGATTGTACCTACTGCAGACACAAAAGTTGTTGGGTTAGCAAAATAAACACCAAACTCTGCTAAACCAGCAATGTTGCCTCTAAAGTTATGATAATACGCTGATGGTGTTGCACCAGTCACAGATTCAATTTGTGATGTCAATGAAGAATCTTCTGCATCGTTTAATGACCACAATGCTGGTGAATTTTGGTCTGCACCTGCACCAGCCCAGAATGAAATACTTCCAATCCAACCAGTAGGTGCCGAAACAGTTATTGCTATTGTGTCATAACCAGCACAATTCATTGGAAACCAGTCAGCTGGATAATTAAATGAACCACCCGAACCGTCATATGTATATGTGTGTGTGTATTGTTGTAACATTATTTACCTTTTACTTTCTTTATAGATTTTCCGGCTTCGCTAAGTGCAATGGCAATAGCTTGCTTGCGCGATTTAACTATTCTTGCTTTCTTTGGTCCTTTTGGGTCTACTCCACTATGCAGTGTGCCAGCTTTATATTCCTTCATTACCTTAGAAATCTTTTTTTGTGCTGCAGTTTTCTTTTTAGTTGCCATATATTTTACGCTCCTCACTTGCTTTTATTGCTAAAAACTCTTCTTCAGTATAAACAAAAGACTGTTCTTCGCATAGATGTTCTTCTGAACTAGTCCAAGCTTGGCACTCAATGCAACGATATAGTGGTCCATCTATTGTATAAAGTGAGAACTTTGGCACTATTTCTTTTTGCCCTTCATTTTCTTTTCGGCTTTTTTGTAAGCTTTGCCGACTGGACTATCGGTTATGGCAATCATTATACCAAATGCTGGCTTACCTTTTCCTTTACCTTTTTTAGCTTTCATTTTGATTTCTCCTTAGCTTGCTGTAGTTTCTTTTTAGCTATTGTTGCTTTCTTAGCAGCTTTTTCGAGTTCTTTCTTAGCGGCTTTGACTGCTGGAGTTTCAATCTTCTTAGCCTTTTTACCAGGCTTTAATTTAGGAACTGGATACTTCTTTATCTTCATTTTTCTTTTTCCTAGTTTTAGTTAAGTGCCACTCAATATGGTCATCTAGTTTGTCAGCTATCTTGTCTATTTTGCCGGCAAGAACACCATGCTGTTCAGAACTTTCTCTTCTAAATTGCTGAACTAGCACCACCAGAGGACCACCAATAACAGCGACAAGTATAGGAACGACCCAATCAGCCATATCAAATTAACTCTTTTCTTGCTGGTACTTTAGTTATTTTACCTTGTTTAAAGGCATCGGACTCTTCGTAAGATTTTTGTACCTCACGAACAGTTGTATTATTCCAGGAAGATTGTCCAATTTCAGCGCCTCTAAAGCCAAATCTGATTCCTTTGACGTGACATGCGAAACAAATTTCGCGTTTTACATCATTTTCTGTCTTTAATTCCTTCGAACAGTTGGTGCATTGCATAAAACTTCCTATCTAGTAGGTAAAACCATTACATCTTATCATTATAGTAATTAAATTCTCCGATAAAGTAACGGTCTCTTTCTTTTTGAGTCTTTTTTACCGTCTTAGCAAAGAAGTTTAAGGTGCCAAATGGAGCATCTGTCTTGGGCGTGTATTCTGGCAACCAGACATATTTTAACATTTGATTGGCGATAGCTAGACTCATGACTCGGTCGTCATGGGGTGAGCCATGAGTTGAACCGTTATCATCACGGACAAAGGTTTTAAGTTCAGCTATTGTAAACTCACAGCGGATGTCTAGTACGCCATCTCTAATATTGGCATTTAATTCGTCTACTGCCAAAGGCTTTGTTAGGGTTGTTGTGCGCCAACCCAATGTTTCTGTGGCTTCTGCGTGTCTTTGGTTTAATCTACGCTGACGATATAAATTATGATAATTATTTTTATTTAAAGCAGTTAAGGTTGTTAAACCGTGGTTATTAGACTCAACACCAATTAAAGCTTCATTATAAAAGAATCCTAAAGAATAAAGGACTTCTTCTCCAAACTTGTCTGGGTCTACGTGCCCATGCCAATGGGCTACTACAAGACCAGACTTAGCATCAATAACATGAGCGGAAGAATAGTCACCCCTTGCCAATCCTTCGGCAACGTCTGCCCCAATAACGTATCTAGCTCCGGCCTGTGGGACTTGCCATACGGATAATGGCCCACCGTTGGGGTCAAACATAAAAGAGTTTCGAACATCAGATAATTTTTTATTGTAACCTTTTTTAGGACTTGTAGTTTGAAATTTATGTAGAGAATCAATATCAAATACTGGTCTACCTGAGCGGATGAATGCTTCTTCAGGATTTGATGGATACTCTTGGTGTAGCTGCCATACTGGAAGTTCTGCAGCCTGGGCATCATACCAAGCTTGGTCACGCTCTGATGCTGACCATGGAAAGAATATTCCTTTAAATCTGTTGGTGCCATTTTGTGACCCCATCAGCAATTGGTTCAATAGAGGCCCAAGCTTCTTCTGGGTTTGGCAAGAATGCCATTTCGTCAATGATGGCTAGGTATACGGATTCACCACGAGCAGGTTCGTTTGCTGATGGCAAAGACTCAATAACCGAGTCATTATTAAATGACATCTTTAAAACGTTATTTTGAATTAATTCTGGTCCTGATAATCTTAACCAATCAGGCAAGAACTTATAAATATATTTAGCTTTAGCTAAAAGTTTTGTTGCTTCTCTTTCGGTCTTTGACAACATAACGATGAAGCGGTCTGGCCAAAAGAAAGCCAGCCAAAAAGAGTACGCCGCTGCCAGAGTTGAAAATCCTATCTGACGTGCTTTTAATACTATTGAGTATCTGTTTTCTATCCATGCTTTAACTGCTTCTTTTTGTGCATCGCGCAACTCTAATTTAATTTTACCTTTATTAGGATGTTTAATATGAACAAAGTTTTCGCAAAAGAATACAAATGCTTCTAACAATTCTTCTGATGTGGCTTCTTCTGGGCCACGACATTTACGATAATTATATTCGTTAACTAAATCAGCTAGCTGCATTAAAGGTTTCTCCAGAACTCTAGTCCAGAGTATCTATTTATTGTTTCTGGCAAGAGCACGTCTTCTGGTCTACGGGAGATTTTTTGTACTGTGGGGCGAATCGTGTGTAGGTGCTTAATGCCTGTAAGACTGTCGTCGGAGATTTTCGAGACATCTTTAACATTCTCAAATTCATGAGTGTAGTTCTCAATTTCCAAGAAAGCATAGATTTTTTCTATCTCCTTCTTTGGGTCTTTTACAAAGTCATCGTAATCCACAAAGTGAAACAAGTCACGATGTCCAGCCATAACCATCTGTTTCATAAACTTTATACTTAAAGAAACATCTCTGTCATGACGCATTAAAAAATCAGCTCTTCTATCTGCCATTGGTTTATCTGGCAATGTTTGAGCCAATACTTGTTCATCCATTTGATTATTTTTAGAATCAGGATGGGCATTGATAATTGTGTCAAATGACACTAAAACATCTAATACATTTCTTACTGGACAAATAATCTTTATATTTTGCGTAATGTATTTATGTATTAAATCCATACCCAATGGATTAGGCCAGTTTAAATTTTTATCAATAATATATTTAGCTGACTTATCTGCATAAAATGCATGAGGTATATTTTTAATAATATTATCTATTGCGGCTGTTCTATCATAATCAATATGTTCTAATTCTTGATAGTTATCCAACTGTCTACCCATTATCTTAAACAATGGACTTGCCGGCGAAACCCATATGTCAGGATTTTGATTTAATATCTGACTAATAATTGTTGCGCCGGAACGTTGCATCCCAGCCAAGAAAAAGAATTCCTTCATTTGTTTTCCTTCGTAATTTTATTTATTGTTCATTCATTATATACCAGTTGGTACCATCATACACTATGTCTGCTGATGAACCTGCCGTAGCCTTAGTAATGTTTTGCTGCAGCGTTCCACCTGTATCATACACGTTACTTGATGCTGAATTAATGTGGTTGTTTTGCCAACTCATAAAGTGAATAATGCGACCAATGTATTCCGAACCTGATGGCAAGGTGACCACTAGAACTGAACCAGCTTTATTATTTACAATATAGTTTTCTGTATCAGCCAAAGTAAAGTCTGCTGTTTTAACTACAGGTGCAGTGCTAGCAAGATACTCTGTTACCTTAAGGTAACCAGTTACTGATGCGCGGTTTGTATTAATGTCAAATCCAACACCAGGAATTCTAAAGTTGTCAACACTAAGATTACCAAGTGTTATTTGATTAGAAACAGTTGCAGATGATGGTTCTGCGTCGTTTCCAAGTATAGTGTTATTAGAACCAGTTGTTAATGTGCCACCAGCTTCAGTTCCAACTATTGTGTTAGTACCAGATGTTAAATTAAGTCCAGCACCATTTCCAATAGCAATGTTACTTGAACCAGTTACGTTTGATTGCAATGCTCCTGCACCAATAGC